TGCTGTCCTCGACGATCGCGCCGACCTCGTCGAGGATCTGCGCGGCGTCGAGGCCTGCCAGGCGTTGCAGCCCTTCGAGCGCGGCTTCCATGCCTTCGGTGGTCAGGGTGACAGCCATCAGAAATCCCGCATCTTGTCGCGCGAGAACAGGCGCGGGGGGCCATGGCGCACGACGGGCGTCGGGCCGTCGCCCTCGCCGTCGCCGTCAGGGTCGGCCTCGAGCGAGGGCAGGTGCAGCGCGGCGCGGCCCTCGGCGATCCGCTTGAGATGGTCGCGGCCGTCCTCGTAGCGCCGGCGGTGCTCGTCGGAGAGCACGTCGCGCGACAGCGCCAGCCGGTAGAGCGCAAAGTCCACCGCGATCTGGCGCAGAATGCCCGGCACTTCGGGCAGCGGCAGGCGGTAGCGCACGGCGAGGTAGCTGTCGATTTCGTCGCTGGCCTGCTCGAGCGCGCGCGTCACCGCGTCGGTCTCCACCGTGCCATCGCCATCGCGATCGGCCACGTAGAGCGCGTCCGCGCTGTAGAGGTCGGTGATGTCGCTCTGCGTGGCATAGGCCATGTGTGAAACCTCTTCAAAACGGGCCTTTTAAGGTCATGCCCGGGACCCGCCTTTCACGTACGGGGGTCGGCGACGCCCCCTCTCGGGTATTCCTTCGGCCGTTCGGCCGTCAGCCCGCCTCGCCGGGCGGCCGGAAGCCGCTCTGCGCCAGCCGGCGCATCGCCTCGTCGCGGGCCGCGTCGGTGATGAGCGCGTCGTCCATGTCCGGCAGGGCCGAGCGCAGCGCCCGCATCCGCGGCTGGCCGTCCTGGGTGAAGTCCCCGGGCTCCAGGGTCGGGATCACCCGCACCAGCTCGTCGACCGGGCCGGGCGCATCGTCCTCGACGAGGACCGCCTCATCGGCCTCGGGGAACTCCTCGGGCGCCGCCTCGTCCAGCGGCTCGACCTTGACCGCAGGGTCGGCGCGCAGCCGCGCCCATTCGCGGGCGGTAAAGGCGCCCCGCTCGAACACGGCGCCCTTGTCGGTGAGCCGGACGCCGCAGCGCCAGACGTGCCCCGTCACGCCGGGGGCCGATACACGCGCCGCCATGATCACGCACCCTCCGGCGGCTCGAAGCCCTCAGCCTGCATGGCCTCGAAGATCTCGTCGCGGATCGCGGCGGTGATCTGGACCTCGTCCGGAAGGACGTCACGCAGTGCGGCGACCTTCGGCTTTCCGTCCTGCTGGTAGGCACTCGCGTCGAGGTCGGTGATGGCCTCCTCGATCGCGGCGCGCGCCTCCGCGTCCGCCCCCGGCGTGTCCTCCGGGGCCGGCGCGATTTTCAGGGCGGGCTCGGCGTGCAGCCGCGCCCACTGCGCCTCGGTGAAGGCATCCCCGGCCACCCGGACCCCGTCGCGCGGAAAGAAGGTCCCGCAGCGAAAGAAGCCGGACGGCCGGGTGGAGCTGATCAGGTACATGCTCATCGGCTACCCCCTTACCCGGCCAGCCAGGGGATGACCTTGACCTCGACGGCCTTGTAGTTGGGGTTCGAGGCCCCGCCGTCGCCGAGCATCACCTCGACGGTCTTGTTCGCGGCCGAGCGCAGCGCCGGCGGCACGACCAGCAGGTTGGGCATGATGCCCAGCGGGCGCCCGCCATCGGCGGTGAACTCCATCATCGCCTGCATCGCGGCGTCGAGGTTGTCGGAGTTCAGCACCTGGCGCGAGGCATAGGCGCACTGCCAGAACCCGTAGCCCACGTTGTGGCGGGCATAGACGCCGTACTGGAACTGGTTCGAGGTGAAGACCGCGTCCGAGGTGCGCGGGTCGGTCTTGGCCTCGAACTCCGGCCGCTTGCGCTCCTGGAAGATGAACGGCTTGAGTGGGCGCGATGTGTCGAGCAGATACCACGTGATGCCCGGGTCGGTGCCGGGAACGTCGTAATTCGAGACCGTCGCCGCGGTGCCCGTGCTGTCGTGGTTCGGGTAGACCGGGTGGTCGGTGTCGAAGAAGTACTGCCCGTCGTAACAGACGTTTGCATTGCCGTTCTTGATCAGCTCGGCAATCAGGATGTCGGGGTGGCGCGCCGCGGAATGCCCCATGGACTGGACCATCGGCGTGTAGATGCCGAGATTGTCGTCCTCGATCTGGGGGCGCTTCACGCCGACCGTGCTTTCCCACTCCTTGTTGACGATCTGGTAGCCGCTCTCCTTCATGTCCTTGACGACACGATCGCCGACCCACTCGCGCAGGTCCGGGAAGTCCCCGAGCCAGCCGTAGGTCTCGGAGGCGGTGGTCGACGGCACGATCGTCGAGACGTCGGTGTAGAAGGTCGTCGCCTTCATCGAGGCGTAGGCGTCCTCGAAGGTCTTCTTGAACCCCGTGCGCAGGGCCTCAAGCAGCGATGCGGTGATGATGGCCATCGGTTACTGCTCCTCGCTTGCCTTCGCCTCGGCGAAGGTTTTCTGGTCAATCCCCAGCTGGCGGCAGATGGCGATCTCTTCCTGGGTGAGTGTTCCGGTCCTGGTGCCGGGCGTCTTGTCGTCCAGGCCCGAGTTGCGCGCGATCACGGGCGCGGCCTCGATCATCTTCTCGAAGCGCTCCAGCCCGTCCTCGACCTTGCAGGCCGCGATGTGGAAGTCGCGGCTGGAGGGGGCGATCTTGCCGGCCTCGATCGCCGCGTCGACCGCGGCGTTGATGGCCTCCTCGGTCCGCTCGGCTTCCACCTGCTCGAGCTCGCGGACACGGTTCATGGCCAGGTCGTAGTCGTCCTTGGGCACGAACTTTTCCGGGTCCGGCGACTGCGCCCGGTTCAGGGCGGTCGTCTCGCGCTCCTTGAGCGTGTTGATCGCGACCACCGCATCGGCGGCCGTCGCGTCGGAATTGAGGCCCAGGGCCTCGAGGACAGCCTTGTCCATCGTCGTCTCCTCTTCTTCGCGCGCACTGTTGAGTGCGGCGAGCTGCAGGTTCGGGCTGTTGGTGAGTGCGGCCGAGACCATCTTGACGATCTCTCCCGCGGGCTTGGTGAAGGCGAAGACGGGGCTGATATAGCGATACCCGCGCGAGCTCAGCAGCGCCTCACCCTCGTCGGTCCAGCTCACGCACCCCCAGAGCGCGCCGTCGCGCACCTCCATGTCGGAGATCCAGCCGACGGCCGGGGCGGGCTCGCCCTTCGCGCCCTTGATCTGGGTGGCGTGCTCGATGTCGACGGGCAGCTCGGCCCCGTGTCGCTGAAAGGCCGCGACGACCTCCTCGGGGCTGGGCAACGTCCAGCGCCGGCCGTCGCGTCCCTGGATGTCGGGGCCAGAGGGTGTAAGTTGGATCCACTCCGGGGCCGAAGCCCCTTCGAGGTTCAGCGCCACCGCCTGGATTTGTGTGTACCGCGTCCTTGCCATGCGGCCACACTCGCGCAGGCAGGCGGGCGTATCAGCCTTGAAGGAATTCAGGGGCGGGGGATCGCGTCGGGGGCGGTTGCGTCAGAGCCGCTCAGCGCGCCGAGGAGCGCCGCTATCCTTGCGAGGGTAGATGCTCCGGGAAAACCCGGCAAGGGTATTAAATGGGTATTTAACGGCGCGCTGCGGCGGTGTTGCGCGCCCCGGTCGCCGCATCACTCGGCTCAGCCCCCGAAAATCCGCCTCAGAGCGTCCAGAAACGGCAGGTCGTCGCGCCACTCCGGATGCTGGCGCGCGCGCTCCGCCATCCAGCCCGATTGCAGATCGCGCTCGGCCACGCGGGCCACCTCCGGGGGCGCGCTGCGCAGGCGGCCGTCCAGGAAGTCGATCGCCGCGCGCACCCGCTGGGCGCCGGGGTTGCGCTCCCAGCCCGGATCGATGCCGCGGGGCACGTCGCGCACCTCGCCGGTGCGGCGATTGACCACCCGGCGCACCGGCACCTCGGGGCTGTCATCGACACCCAGGCGCTCGCCCTCTTCGCGGCTGATCTGGCGCACCCAGCACTTGCAGCCCCAGCCATTGGGCGGCATCCAGCGATCCCAGAACGGATCGTCCACCGGCAGGACGAGCCCCTCCTTGGCCGCATGCTCGGGCCGGTGCCGCTCGCTAGGGCCCAGGCGATAGACCAGGTAGGGCCGCGCCTCCTTCGTGCGCTCGATGCGGCCCCACTGTCCGGCGGCACGCGCCGCGCGCAGGTTGGCGCGGTAGATCGTGCGCAGCCGGCGCGGCGATCCGAGCTGCACGGTCTCGGTCAGGCCGGTGGCGGGGTCGACCATCT